GCCGCAGGTGTGGACCGCCGCCGCGGCTGCACCTTCGGCCTCATGTTCCCGCCGCAGGTCTTCAAGACCCTGTTTCTCCAGATGCGCGCGCTCCGCAACATCGCCGTCGAGCCCGGCCGCCAGCTCTTCTACTGCCTTAACGGCAAGGACGCCGCCGATCTCGCCGACGAAAAGCTCTGCCCCCTGCGCGACAGCGTGCCCGCCGTCATGGCCCACTTCCCGCACGATCCCGATGCGCGCGGCGGCAAGCAGATTTGGAAGGCCATTGACGCGCCCTTCAGCCTGCTCGGCGCGGAGAATCGGAATCACCGCAACAGCCGCTCCGGCCGGACGATCTACCTCGACGAACCGTGGCAATTCGAGCCCGGCTGGATCCCCGAGATCATCGCCCGGTCCGATTCCTACCAATGGCAGCGCCAGATCATCCTCGCCACGACCGCCCCGAGCGTCGACGACGAGGTCGATGTCCTCTGGCGCACCTCCAGCCAGATGAACTGGCACGTCGTCTGCCTGCACTGCCGCGAACGCGTGCCGCTGGAATTCGGCGAACCCGATTCGCCCGGCGGCATCAAGTGGGACAGCGACGAGCACACCCGCGAGCCCGACGGCTCCTGGAAGATCGAGGTCGCGAAGCTCACCGCCCGCTGGCATTGCCCCGCGTGCCATCAGGTCACGCTCTACGATCCCAAGACGCTGCGCGAACTCAACGACCCCGCCCGCGGCGCCGGCTACGTGCAGGGCAATCCCGCGCCCGACCCGCAAGTCCATTTCTGGCGCGGCAACGCCTTTCTCATGCGCGACTGGCGCCAGCTCGTCGGCGAATGGCTGGCGGCCTGCAACGCCAAACGCCGCGGCAGCCTGGAGGCCACCGAGGACTTCTACCGCAAGAAACGCGTCGAGTCGTGGGATCCCATGAAGGTCACGCGCCGCACGAACGACCTGCCCGTGGGCGACTACGACCTCGGTGATCCGTGGGCCGACGAGGGCAAGATGGCCGACGGCGCGCCGATGCGTTTCCTCTGGGTCGACGTGCAGCGCGATCACTTCTGGGCCGTCGCCCGGCAATGGAGCCCCAACGCGCAAAGCCGCCTGCTGCACTTCGAGCGCCTCTGGGAAGGCAGCCAGATCGAGGCCCTGCGCAACCGCCTCGGCATCCCGCCGAATCACGTCGTGCTCGACGAGGCCTACAACGCCGACCTCGTGCACCAGATCTGCACCGCCTACCATTTCCTCTGCGCGAACGGCGTCTCGGCCCGGGCCTTCCCGCATCACGACGGCGTGCGCCGCATCTTCGGCGAACCGCGCACCATCGACCCCTTCCTCGGCCGGTCGAATCAGGGCATGCAATGGTGCGTCGGTTTCCATTACGCGTCCGAAGGCGCCAAGGACCGGCTCGACACGCTCCGGCAGGCCCGCAGCGCCGACGGCAAACCGCTCTGGACCATTGCCCGCAACGCGCCCAGCGAATACGTCGAACAAGCCTACGCCGAGGCCAAGATCCGCAAGCGCCACCCGAAGAACAACGGCTGGTTCTACGAATGGAAGAAACTGCGCCCCGACAACCACGCCTTCGACATGGAATGCGGCCAGGTGATCAGCGCCAGCATGTGCGGCCTGCTCACCGCGACCAGCACGGCGGAGAGCGAGGAATGAATTTGGAAGGCAGGAAAACAGGAAAGGAATGAGCAATCACCAAGGACCAACGCCGCGCACCGACACGAAGACGCTCGCGCTGGCAATGCGGGTTTTGTCGCATCACATCCGCTCTGAGGACGGCGTGACCAACGCAGCACTGGCCGAGGCCGCGGACCGCCTTGACGAGCAAGCGGACCACATCCGCCGGCTGGAGGAGGCGGGGGATGCGTTATTCCAGCAATTTCACCACCCGACGTTACAAACTCACCAATGGACCAAAGCCAAGGAGGCAAAAGCATGAGCGACACACAAAAAAAAGAGCCGGTCATGGAAGCCGGGCAACTGACCTATGGGCAGGAAAACGACTGCTGCGACGACAGCACGATTGGCCAATACATCGAAATCGAATCTCACGACGGAGGCGCTGGAAAATACTTCACGATCAAAACCGAGCGTTGGGCATTTGATAACGCGAAACAGTTGGTTGCGATGATCGAAGACGCGGAACGGAGGTTGAAATGAGCGACACACCAACACCGAGGACGGATGCGCTAGTCAGGGCTAGGAAAAGCGAGGGGTTCTTAGACTTCGCCCGCCAACTAGAACGCGATTTGGCCGCCGCTAATGAGCGCATCCGCCGGCTTCCTGCCTTCCTGCCTTCCAGATTGACTGTCTCCGCGTCTCCGCGTCTTCCCTCTCCGCGTCCTCGACTGCCCACCATGGACGGCGGCCGCGTAGGGCATGGCATTGGCTACCGTTCCCGCGGGTCCGTTCCTCGGGTGGACCGCGACCGAGATCAACACCCGGCTCGCGACCCTCAAGACCTACCTGATCGCGCGGACGCCCGGCGAAGGCCAGATCACCAGCGCCTCGGTCAACGGCAAGGCCTGGCAATACGATCCCCGCGGCGGCATGACCGTCGCCGAGGAAATCGCCGCCCTCCAGGAAGCCCTCGCATGGGTCGATGACGACGCCCTCGTCATGCCCAACGAACAAGTCTTCTCGGCGAGGTGAGTTGAACAGCGAAGGCGCGAAGGCGCGAAGGAGGAATCAATCTGGAAGGCAGGAAGGCAGGAAAGGCCGAGAGCATGGAGCCGGTGCGGATCACGCTCGGCGATTTGAACGCCACGCTTTTTCTTGGGGACTGCCTAGAATTGCTTCCGACATTGGCCGCGGGATTCGTTTATGTGACTGACCAGCCATACGGCACCGGCTGGGTTCGCGGCGGCGGTGCCGTCGGCGAGTTTAAGGCCAAGCATGAAAAGCCGGAATGGGACGTGTGGGATCTGACCTGGCTGAAAAAGCTGAACTCTCCAAAACGTATTGCGGCCTTCTGTCCGGCAGCCAGAACCGAGGAACTCTGTTACGCGCTCACATCCCCAATGGTGATGCACTACCGGAAGAGCAACGTGCGCCCAAACGGTTTGGACCGCGAGCCAATCGTGGTAAGTCCGCCGCGTGTCCCGCGAAACGACGAATGGAAAAAGCTGGCCTACAATGGCGACATGCCATTTCACCCGTGCCAGAAGCCGCTTCCGATCATGGCGTGGTTGCTGGAATCGGTAAGCGACGAAACGGAAACGGTAGTTGATCCCTTTATGGGCAGCGGCACGACCGGCGTGGCCTGCCTGCGCACGGGCCGGAACTTCATCGGCATCGAGAAAGACCCGAAACACTTTGCCACCGCCGTCGAGCGCCTTGAACGCGAGGCCCGCCAAGGCGTCCTCCTTTGAAGAGCCCGTCTTTGCGCACAAGGCAGAAGGCAGAATGCAGAATGAAGAAGGGCGGGCCTTCCGGGTTTCTGCATTCTTCCTTCCCCCTTCTGCCTTCAGGCCGCCCCGCGGCCACCATGGACGGCCGCCGCGCTAGGCATGTCGTCGCCGAAGTCCGCCGCCCGTCCGCGCCGCGTTGCCTCCCCGCGGGGGAATCGCGGCGCCGGCCGGATGCAGGCGACCGCCAGCGGTGACGGCGTGCCGGTCGCCAGCGGTTCGTTCCTTTATCCCGGCTCCCAGGACGGCACGCAACGCGGCTGGCGCCCTGAGGTCGGCCGCGACATCGCCCGGCTGGTCACGCAATTCCGCCATCGGGCGATGGTCTCCGATGGCCGCTACATTTACACCAGCAGCGGACAGGTCCGCGGCGCGGTGAAGGAGAAGGCCGATTACACCATCGGCTCCGCCTGGCGCCCCGTCTACCTCGGCGCCGACAAGACCTTCGCCGACGCCTTCAATGCCACGATGGCGCGCTGGACCGAGAACTGCGACCTGCGCGGCCGGCCCTTTTCGCTCGCCCGCAACGCGCACATCGCCTGCAAGTGCTTTGATACGGATGGCGACTTCTTCATCCTGCTCACGAAGAACGAGGCCGGCGAACCGCGCCTGCAATTCCTGGAGGCGCACCGCGTCGGCTCGCCCTCGGGCGAAACGCTCCTGCCGCTCGACGTGCGCCTGCCCAATGGCCGCCTGCTCAAGGCCGGCAGCATCTTCCTCAACGGCATCGTCTACGACGACTTCATGCGCCCTCTGGCGTATAATCTCGTCCAGCCGGACGCCTTCCTGCTGCCCTACAGCGCCCGCGTCCGCGACCAATACCAGTTCCTGCCGGCCGAGTCCGTGATTCATGGCTTCGATCCCGAATGGTATTCGCAAGGCCGCGGCATCCCGAGCCTGATCTACGGCATCCTCGATTGGTATGACCTCAGCGAAATCCGCGAGGCCGAGAAGATCGCCACGAAGGCCACCGCCCGCGTGGCCATGATCGAGAGCAACGAATCCGGCCGCGCCGGCCTGCCGAACGCGCACCTCGCCGCCGGCTCCGGCGTGACGTCCCTCGACGACATCGACACGCGCAACAAAGTCATCTCCGCCGGCCTGATCCGTTACTTCAAGGCGAACGCCGGGCACAAGCTCGAAGCCTTCCAGCCCGAGCGGCCGAACCGCGATTTGGCCGACTTCCTCGATCACATTGCCCGCAGCGCGCATCGCGGCCTCGGCTGGCCGATTGACATGCACGACATGAGCAAGATCGGCGGCGCCGCCGTGCGCTCCGTCATGGGCCAGATCCAGCGCAGCGTGGCGCAGCGGCAGGACGCCCTCTGGACGCCGCTGCTGTCCGCCGTGCTCTACGCGACCGGCGCCTTCCTGGGCACGGGCGCGCTGCCCTTCACGCGGGATTGGTGGAATCTCGCCTTCACCCTGCCGAGCAAGCCCAGCGTCGACATCGGCCGCGACAGCCAGAACCGCCGCGCCGACGTGGCGATGGGCCTGCGTTCGCTCAGCGAAATTGCCGAGGAAGACGGCAGCACCGCCGAGGAACTGCTCCGCCGCCGGGCCAACGACTGGCTGCTCCGCGAACGCATCGCCACCGAAACCGGCGTGCCGCCCACGGCCATCTTCAACCCCGACGTCGAGGTCGGCCAGCCGATGGAGCCCCAAATCACGGTCAACGATCCCAACGCATGACGCCCTATCCCCGCATCGCCGCCGCGCTCCTGTCCGCCCGCTGGTGCATCACGCCCGCCGCGCTCGCCGCCATCCGCAACACCTTCGAGGCTGCCTGCGCCGGCCGGCTCCGCGCCGATGAGCACATGCCCATGCCCGGGCAGCCCGAAGATTACGAGGAGGCCGCGCCCGTCATGGCCGAGGGCATCCTCGTCGTGCCCGTGCACGGCGTCTGCGCCCGTTACCTCTCCGCGATGGAAACGGACTGCGGCGGCCTCGACCTCAACGACACCGAAAAGACGCTTCGCGAAGCGCAAGCCGATCCGCGCGTGCAAGGCATCGTCCTGCATTTCAACTCGCCCGGCGGCACCGTGACCGGCATTCCCGAGCTGGCGTCCCTCATTCGCACGATCAGCGAGACCAAGCCCGTCATCGCCTTCACGGATGCCCAGTGCTGCTCCGCCGCCTACTGGCTCGCGAGCGCCTGCGATTCCATCGTCGTCACGCCCACGGCCGACGTCGGCTCCATCGGCGTCTATTCCGCGCTGGTCGATGAATCGGCCGCCTGGGCGCAGGAAGGCTACAAGCTGGAGCTGATGAAGGCCGGCAAGCACAAGGCGATGGGCATTCCCGGCCTGCCGCTGGCGCCCGAGGACCGCGCCCTCATCCAAGCGGAAGTCGATTCGATCTACGCCATGTTCACGGCGGACGTCGTGGCCAATCGCGCCCGCAACGGCGCCACCGTGGCCGAAGACACGATGCAGGGGCAGACCTTCATGGGCGGCACCGCCGCCGCCGTGGGCCTCGCGGACCGCGTCGTGGGCAGCCTCACGGACCTCCTCGCCGCTCTCACCATGGACGGCCGCGCAACTCAGTAACGTCGGAAAACCTATGCAAAAACTACGATGACCATCTTCGGCAAATCCGCTCGCGACACGTTCCTGATGGCCGCCCTCGCCCAGGCCGGCATCACGGAAGAAACCGTCACCGCCGCGCAGGCGGCGAACAACCTGGCGTTCCTCGGAGCGAAGAGTCCGCAGGAACAGGCGTTGCACAGCGACCTCCTGCAAGCCCGCGAGGAAAATGCCAAGCTCAAGGCGCTCGAAGCCAGCCTCAAGGGCACGGCGATTTCGCTCGGCGCGACTGAGTTTTCCGTGGAAGCCATTACCGCCGCGGTCGAGGCCCGCGAAGCCGCCGCCCGCCAGGCCGGCGAGGACGCCGCCACGCTCCGCGCCGCCAGCGAACTCGCCGCCCGCGGCCATGCGCCAGTCGCCACCGCGCCCGGAGCCGCCGCCGACAACGCCCAGAAGAAACCCGGCGAAGGGCTCACGGGCCTCGCCAGGGTCACCGCCATTTTCCAGGCCGAGCAGGTTGCTGCGCGGCAGAACTAAACCCAAACCAAACGATTCATGCCACACACCCTGCTCGACATCGCGAAGCTTAACGGCTCCGACAAAGTCGTGGGCCTGATCGAGGAGTCTCTGGTGCTTGCGCCGGAAGTCTCGCTCTTTCCTGCTCGCACCATCCGCGGCACGTCCTACAAGACCGTCGTCCGCACTGCCCTCCCGACCACGCAGTTCCGCGCCGCCAATGAAGGCGTGACGGGCTCGCAATCCACGTTCACCAACCGCCTCGTCGAGACCTTCATCCTCGACGCGCAGATCAAGGTCGACAAGGCCGTGGCTGATGCCTACGAGGACGGCCCCGCCGCGCTCCAGGCCATCGAGGCCGCGGGCGTCGTCGGCTCCGCGCTCAAGTTGCTTGGCAGCCAGATCTGGTATGGCCTCGGCACGGGCGGCGACAGCAAGGGCTTTCCCGGCGCGCTGGGCATGCACGATACGACCAACATGGTCGTCGATGCCACCGGCAGCACCGAAGACACCTGCTCGTCTGTCTGGGGCGTGAAGTTCGGCCCGCAATACGCCCAGATGGTGCTGGGCAACAACGGCTCGCTGACCCTCTCCGACTGGATGTCGCAGCAGGTCACCGACGCCAACAGCAAGCTCTTCACGGCCTACTGTGCCGCGCTGACGGCGTATCCCGGCCTGCAAGTCGGCAACCTCTACAGCGTCGGCCGCATCAAGAAGCTGACCGAGGATTCCGGCAAGGGCCTGACCGATGGCCTGGTCGCGAGCCTGCTCCAGAAGTTCCAGACGAACCTGGGCATGTTCCCCGACGTGCTGTTCATGACCCCGCGCTCGCTTTACCAGCTTCGCGCCAGCCGCACCGCCACGACCCCGGGCGGAACGCCCGCGCCGATCCCCACCGAGGTCTTCGGTGTGCCGATCCAAGTCACCAACCAGATTCGCAACAACGAGAAGCTGGCCCTGTAACTCACCCAAGCGACCCCTAACTACCCAAGAACATGGCCAACGAATTCGCCAGAAATCGGCAAGACGCGTCGCTTAATCCAGCGACCTTCGCCCTGCCCACCACGCTGCTCGCCGCGGGCTCCAAACAGAGCGCCGCGATTGACCTCGGCGCCGACACCTACGAGAACGAAAGCTTCGAACTCGAACTGAGCATCCCGGCGCTCAGCTCCACGATTGCTCCCGCGGGCTCAACCGGTGGCGTGACCTACGCCATCGAATCGGGCACGACCAGCACGTTCACGACCGCGACGCGCACGATTGTCTCGCAGACGATTGCGGGCAGCGCCAACGGCGTGGCCGAAACCGCGCTGCGGTGCCGCGTGCCCAGCAACTGCGAACGCTACGTTCGCGCCCGCGTCACGCTGGCGACCACTTGCACGGATGCCAGCGCCGTCGCCGGCACCCTCACGATTCGCTTCTGATCGGCCGCCTTCCCGATCGGAACTCATGCCGGCGCCGCCCTTGACTCACGTCGGGGGCGGCGTTTTGGCGGAGACTCCACCGAAGGCATAGCAACTGAAGGCATGAACGAAATCGAAGGCACCCCGAAGAAAGTTCCCACGCTCTCCGCCTGCTTCATCGCAGGCAACGAGGCGCACTGCATCGGCAACATCCTGCGCGACATCCGCGACCACGTCGACGAGGTCGTGATCGTCAAGGCCGTAGGCAATCAGATGCACGATTCCACGGCGCTGGTCGCCCTGGACTGCATCGCCGAAAAGAAGCTGCACCTCGCCGCCTACGGCAACCGCGACGAGACGCTGCCGCACATCGACGACTTCGCCGCGGCCCGCAACAAGTCGTTTTCCCTGGCCGCCGGCGACTGGATCCTCTGGCTCGACTGCGATGACCGCGTGACGCCCGAGAACATGGCCCGCATCCGCGAAGCCA